TGTTACCTCCGTATGTTTCGTTGTAGTATTTTTCAAATGCTTCTTCTGATGTTAAATTATTAAAACCTTTTAAGTTTGTGATTCCGTATTCAAGTGCTGCTATCCAAGTTTCGGCAAGTCGCTTCTTCTCCATTTCTTCCCTATCTATTGCCTCTAATAATTGTATTTCTGTGTATAGTTTCATTTGTTACCTCCGTATGTTTGTTCGTAAAAATCTTCAAATGTTTTATAGTTACTCATTAAACTTTGGTTGTAAGTTTTTTCGTGTTGTGACTTCTCCATTTCTTTGGCTTGTTCAATTTCTGCTTTGTAAAATTCTAAAAATGATTTATCGTGTTTTAGAATATCATTAATTAACCATTCTACTGCCGTTTGTTGTTTGTTGTTTGTCCAATATATCGGTTTGGTTGTAACTAATGTTGTTTTCCAATGTATTTCACTTTCTTTTGTGATTTGTTCTTGGCAAAATTTAATGATTGATAAATATACACCTTTGTGGATACTTGAATCTTTGTCCATTTGTTTTTGACAAAATTCAATAATAGAATCTACTGCCGTTTGTTTTGTTTTGTTGTTCATATCTGTATATATTTTTCTATTGTTTGTTTAAACTCATCAAAGCCCCTTACAACTACATAATCAAATCCTTGCTCTTTTGCCATTCTCTCAAAAGCTCTTTGGCTAGGTTGCACAATACCTTTTGCCGTTTTCATCTCAATCCACAATCCAGAGTACTCAGTATTTTTATACATCAAACACAAATCTGCAACCCCACTTAAAACTCCCTCAGCTTTCATAATAGATGCCGTTATTGGATTCCTATATCCCCCGTTTGGAATGGCAAATAAACATAAGTCAGGATAAGAATACTTAAACCATTTAACACACTGGATTTGTAAATTACTTTCTAAATGTCTCATCTAAATCCTTTTTGCTTTTTGTTAAAAACTATTGTACATTCCTTTTTATCGCAAATCTTTTGCTCCCCATCAAAATCAATCAAATATTTATCTTTTGGCAAAGTTTCAACAACATAACCAAAAATTGATTTGATTGCCAGTAGTGGTCTGTATGCAACTAATTTTCCGTTATAGTTCATCATTTAACTCTATTTGTTTTAAAATACATTCCTCAACCAAATTAAATAAGTCTATTTCTTTTGGGTAACTAAAAGGATAAGTTTGCCACGCATTTACTCTGTTAATAGTGTAAATTATTGAGCTGTGGTGCCTACAAAACAATTTTGCTATTTGAAACTGAATAATTCCCCCGTGTTTGTGCATCATAAATATAGCCAGTTGCCTAACAATTGACAATTCCGCTGGTTTTTTTTGACTGACAAAATCCTTTTTATCGTACCCAGTTATTTCGTGTATCACATCAAAAATTAAATTAATCATACCAAAAGACTTTTCCCGTTTTTTATAATTGGAAAGGGTAATAATCTTTTTCCTTAATTGCTTATTTTCTTGTTCAAGGTGTTTAATCCTTGCTATAAAACTGCTCATATCTTTTTACTTTTAACAGTTATGTAAAATCTGGCAGCATTGCGAATCATAGTTTCATACTTTTCATTCTTAAATACATCCTCATGCCTTGCAATCATATTCTTAATCCATTGCTTTGGGTTTCTGCCATGTTCTAAATTAAAAACTTTCTTATCATGTCTGAAAAAGTATTGAACTATGTTTGAAAGCTCATCGTCTGAAAAGTTTTTATCCTGAATATCATTTTCAAGGTACTTCCAACAAATCGACCATCTCGAATAAAAAATTGCTTTTGTAGAATTTTCCATCCCATGAACCTCTTTTTTACATTGGTCTATCATAACGTTGTAATCAATACGGTCTAATCTTTGTTCTTGAGGGGCTTGTAGGTACTTTTTCGGCTCGGTTGGTATCAACCTACCATTAACATCTAAATATGCGTTTAAAAGCGTTGAAATAAAAAACATATTAACAACCTTAACTGGTTTAATTAATGGCAAATTTCCAGCTGCCCAAAACTCAAATGCTCTTGGCAATAAAATAATATCATATTTTCCGTATGTCATACGCAAAAATGTGATAAATTCTGTTGGGTCGTTCTCAGGGGGTAACATCCCACCCATATTACAAAGCCAGTGTAAATGTTTAGCAATAACGTATTGCTCGGTTTCTTTAATAAATTGTGTCTTCATGTCTGCAAATATATTATTTAATATTGTAAATACAAAATTAAACTCCCCAACTATTAATTTTTTCTTTCTTATCTTCATAAGGTAAACTATCATTCCAACGCTTTGAATTGATGTAAGTGCTAAAATGTGGTAAAAATTGCATCTTTCCGTTTCTGTGGTGATTCTCTAAATATTTTGGGATGTGTTCTTTTATTTCTAACATTTCTTTTTTTGTTAAACGCTTAAAAGCTGTTAATGAGGTTTGTTTGTTTCCTTTCTTTTGATAAGCATTCCAAAAAAAATCAAAAACTTCATCAACCTTTATTTTATCATTTTTAATTAAATCTTTATTATCAATTATAATTATATCTTCATTTTCATTTTCATTTTCCATATGTTCTACATATGTAATAGATGTGTTTAACATATCTTTTTCATGTGTTAATGTTTTTTCTTGAGGTTGTTCTTTCTTTTTTCTATTGTTAGCCCTACTTTCTGAATACGCTTTACGTTTACTGATTTCAGTATCTAACCTTTCATTAAAAAATAAACCATCCTCATCTTTGGCAAATTTTTCAAATATGTCTTCATCATATGCAATACATATCTTTAACATATCTTTTTCTTTAAGATGTCCATTTTGGTGCTGGTGGCAAAGTAAACGAATATATTTGCCTACTTGCTCATTAGTTAAAAACGATGTTCCAGTCAAGAAATCACTTGAATAAAACAAAAATGCTGGGTCTTTACTCATTATTTTTTTTACATAAAAAAACCCTATCAAAAATGCCGCAGTCAGATTGCAACAAATTCAATAGGGTAAAAGTGGTTAAAGTATAGAGATATCTGACACCTCACTTAACAATACAAATATAATGCTTTTTTCTTATTTCAAACTTTTATTTTTTTAATTTCAAAACAATTGCCGTTGTGCCTTGTTTGTAACTTGCTGGGATGACTTCCTCGCCATCCCCAGTAACAACCATACCCTTTTGCAATCCTATTTTGTAGGCATTTTGAGAGGCTTTCTCAAGTTCTTTGATACGTTCCTTCAAAATCACTATTTCATCAATATGAGAGTAATCATATTTACCACCAACTTCACGAACATCCACGTTATAACCTAAGTAGCCGTTGGCATCCCCTTTGTACTTTTCAGCTTCTTTTAATGCCATTGGTTTGATTACATCTATTCTGTCGCTTAAATAGTCTAAAAGCTCTTTAAAAAAAATAAATATTTCAAGTGGGCATTTATCACCATTTTCAACACGATAACTACACGCATCAATTTGCATTTTAATTATCTTTTTTACATCATCTATCATTTTAACAATTCATTTCTATTCTTTTCGTCTAAAACAAAATGCTTAAATACTTCTTGAATATCGCCACCCTCTTTTAAGAACGTTTTAACCGATTCCCATTTTTCGTGAGCTGGGTTTAATGATGGTTTTGGCTTTTGTGTACTGGCTGCGTTGCCATCGTCATCCTCAGCCGATAAACAAAGTATTGATTGTAGTGCGTAACGTCTGGCATAGGTAATCCCTGAACCCATTGCTTGAGGGTTGGTTTCGTCTTTTACTCTTATAGGGCAAAAACTTTTAAAGTACTCACCACTCTCAGCGTGAATTAAAGCTGTTACTAAATCACTTCCGTCAGGGTGCTGGGTAATTATTAACCCACAATCTTGCAATATTGGATAAGAACTATCCAAAATGCTGTTTAAATCAGCATATTTGCTTTTAAAATGTGGGTTAATTGCACTTTTGCTTACTTTGTTCAAAAGACCTTGAAATTTAAACAATGCTTTTGAAATTTCTTTGATTGATGTACTTGTTTCCATATCTGTATATTTTGTTTGTTTAAATTCTAAAACGGCAAATCGTTAATTGCCTCTTGTGTTTGTTTGCTAAATTGCTGTGGTTGTTCGCCTTTAATCTTGCCAGTGTTCAAATAGTATTCAAACTCTTTTGCTCTCTCAACAATGCTTTGAATTGATGCCCCAACTGAACTATTTTGTACTGCCATTTGCAAAGCTTCTAATTTAAAGCCCCACTCTTTCTTTGGTCCGTCTGTTGTTGCTAATTTAATTGCATAGTAAGTGCCTTGCTTACCTTGTTTAGTTTCAATAGTGTAGTTAACATCTTTGCCAGCTTCAAAACGATTTTGGTCTTGAGCTTTTGTTGTGAACGTTCCACAATCGCCATTGGCAAAGGTTACGATAAATTGGTACATTGTACCATACTGCGATTCAAAGCTGCCAGATGGCTGTACGCTTTTTACTTTACTTAATTTTGTTTCCATGTTAAATTTGTTTCAGGTTTATAGTTTAGTTTTGTTAATATTTCAATTTGCTTTTCCAGTGATAGTTCATTACGTTTAAAATTGAATTTCCAAGAGGTAACCGTGTTGTAATTTGTACCAGTAATCTTGGCAATTTTTTCGTTTGTGTATTTCTCAAAAATAGTGCTGAGTGCTTCGTTTGTTGTCATAGTGCAAAGATAGTATTTATAATTGTAAATATTAAATTAAAATGTATCATTTGTTGTTTTTTATCTTTTTAAAATCTCTTATTAAATCCGCAGTTAAAACGATAATACATAAAGTTGATACAATTATTGCAATTATAAAAACCAAACAGATAAAGACTTTTTCAATAATTATCATACTAATTCGTCCCTCATTTTGCCCTTATACATTTTGTTCAAAGTGCGATTGCATTGCTTTGCAAGCGGTGTCATTGGTTGCCAGTTTGGAATATCGTAAACTTCAAAGTTTCTAACGTGGTCGACCTCTGGGCGTTTCTTGTTGATTCTGATAATGTCAAGAATAATAATTCTTGTAAACATAACGCTAACCACTAAACCAAGTGCAGCGAATGAATAAATAATGTCTGTTAAATGATTCATAATTATAAGTTTTTAAGTGTTCTTTGCTTTAACTCGTTAAACATTCTGTAATACTCCTTGTGCATATATTCTTCATGCTCAAGTTTTAATTGTGCCATTTCTAATTGAAATTTCAATTCTGATAGTTTGCTTTCAAGTTCAACAATCTGTTGAAATAAAGCTGTTGTTGGTGTCGTTTGTGTCTGTAACATGATGCAAATATACACCTATATTTTGAATTTACAATACTAAATATAAAATAATTAAAAAAATACCCAAACTTTTTTGTGAATGGGTAGTTTTATTGAGTGAATGGATAAAAACTTATTTCAGGCTTTTTAAGGCTTCAATTAATTTTGGATGAGGGTAAACATCACATTTATCTTTTCTCACGCTATTATGCGTAAAAACCCCATTATCGCCTTTTAAAGCTCTTGGGCATACTTGCCAAATATCCTCATTATATTTTAAATCTATTTTGTATTTCTCTTTCCAAAGTTTCAAGAGCTCCACAACTGATGCAATTTGCTCATCAGTATAATTTTGGAAATACTTAAATCCTTTATATGTTTTTTCAAGTTCACAAACTTGGTCTTTGGGAATTTCAGTATTGGTATAAGAATAAAACTTTTCACCTTTTTTTGTGAGTTGCCCCCAGTTTACTAATTCAATCCCAATAGAATTTTTATCCAATGGAATAAAAGATAATCCAAATTCTCGAAATGTGGTATTTGTTAATCCTAAATGATATGCCCAAAATTCAGAACCAAAGCCCTGAGCAATTGAACCATCTCTGCCGATAGCAATGCAAGTTCCAACCCTACCAATTTTGTCTTGTTCCCAATTGTGAAATACATTCTCAGGAATGCCAGTTCCAGCCGTATGGTGCAAATAGATTTGATTCTTATTTGTTACCTCACGATAAAAATCCTTAAATAATACTTGTTTTATTTTCATTTTGTAATTCTATTAATTTATTTAAATACCATTGGGCTTTTTGTAAATCCTCAATCCCGTTTTTTCTGTCATATCTCCAAATATACTTTTGAATATTGCCTTTTAAATAGCCCTTAAACGCTTCATTACTCATTGAGCTTCTAATTGCCTCAATACATTCAATTGAGCCATCGTAATGGGCTGGTTTGTTTATCTTATCCATTTTGCAAATATAAGTTAAGCACGATAAGTAAATGCGTTTATTTTGCAAGTTGCTATTCCGTCAACCATTTTACGTTCTGGGCACATCTCTAACCAACGACCACCAAGAGGCTTTGGAGTTGCCCCTCTCTCAACGTGCCACCCTCCTAATCCTTTGTTGTATTCCTCTTTATAGGTTGCTGTGCGAACCATTAAAATATTGCGTAATTCAACCGTATAATGTTTTGTTAAAAATTCATTGGTATAAATAACTTCGTTACATTCGTGTACATGACCCATCCAAATAACATCAGCACCCTCAACAAAAGTTGACATCCTATTAAACTGGATAACGCCTCTTGTAACTGGACCGCCCCCACCTGAGCCGTGAAAATATTTAATTTTAAATGTTCGGCGAATCACTTTCCCATCTAAAAAATTATAAACTATCCATCCACCATAACCACCAGCTTCAATATTGCTGCCACATTCTCTATTTAACCCGAAAACAAATCTTTGTATAACGTCTGTCTCTTGCCTTTTAATTATATTGGTTTCATGGTTGCCGTACCCAACAACTTTGATTAAATGTGCGTAAGGTTTAAACCATTCAATTGCATCGTTTACAACGGCATCTAAATAATTATTCACGTTGTGTTCTGGTCTGATTCCCTCCTTGTTCTTACGAGGGTCATAAGCTCCTTGCATGAGGCAGAATGTATCGCCATTTAAATGGACATCGTGATTACCTTCAAGTGCTTGGTCTAAATGTTTTTTTAATAATACCCTATCGCATTTTGGGTTATCCCAGTGCAAATCAGATAATAATAAAACTTTTTTATTTTCAAATGGAACGACAAATTTGTGAACGTTATTTTTCATCAGTAGTGAAAAAGTTAGTTATAAATTTTCCTAACCCACCAGCTATTCCAGATATTAACATTAATTTAGGATTGTCAAGGTTAAGCCCCGCCACAAAAAGTGAAAGGGCTGCCAGTGAATCGCCAAGAACTCTAAAGCGTTTTGGCGTTGGTTGAAAATATCCTTTTAATCTCATTTTTTACTTTTTAAATAGTAGTAACGAATAGCAAATACAGCCGAAATTAAACTCAGAACACCCACGCAAAATGATAATATAGGTTGTAATAATGTTGCATAGTGGGTTACTGCACTTATTAAAGTTGCTGTAATTACTGCATCCGCATTTGTATCGTTAAAGTTCTTCATCAATCAGTTTTAAAAATACTGCATAATACTCAGCCGCTTCAAGATTCTCAAACTGGTCAAGCGTAAAAATAGCATGTGTAATTTCTTTTTCAGTATCTAAAAGTTCAACGTATTGTTCTTGAAACTTTACAAAATTAGGGCTATCGTTTTTGATTTGTACTTGACCATCAATTTCTTCACCAAGTTCTTTGATAAGTCCATTACGAACTTCGTCAATTGTTGCAACTTCGGATTTTAACTTATCGGCTAATCTTTGCAACCAATATTTAACCTTTAAGGATAATGGTTGTGATAATAATCCTTTGTTGTTTTCGTTCCCGAATAACTCTAAATTTAGAGTGTAAATTTCGCCAAGTGTTAATGTTGTGTTTTTCATATAATTACAAAGTTAAGTAAATTACACGCCCAATTGATTACAAAATTGTCATCGTTATTCCATTGACTATAAGTTTCAGCATCCATTGTGAGATTGCCTTGCAAAACTGATGTGTAGTTTTCTTTGTCTTTGATTGTTTCGACAGATAAAACTTGCCAATAAAATGTAACAGATGTTGGATTCATTGGAAAGTTTAATGCGTCAATTTGAAAGATTGTTCCTTCGCCTTTTGTTGGCACTGATATAGGTTGTATAGTTGTCATAGTTAAATTGCAGTTACGGTTGCCCAAGCCCCATTTTGATAAACTTTAAATCTGTTAGTTGTAGTGTTATAATATATCATTCCATTTGTACCCGTTGGGTCTGATGCAAGTGAACCAAGTGTAAGTACGTTTGAAACTCTTGCAGTCCCTTGAACATCTAAACGATATCCAGCGTCTGTGAAAGTGCCTCCGTTTTGGAGGACGAGATTTCCCGTAGTGTTAAAAAATCTACCGACTATATTGCCACTTGCATCGTTTAACTGAAAATTTATATTTGTTGTTGTACCCGTTGAAGATAAAACTAAATCAGCCACACTTGTACCCGAAAATCTTACCGAAAAAATTCTTCCATAAGCAGCATTATTTGTTCCTATATTAAATCCAGTATGGACTGATGGTAAAATTGTACCAGCAATTCTTACACCGATTTGAGTCACCCCCGTAAATGCACCATTCGTAAACGTAGGATTTATATCCAACCCCACCAGCACATCGTTATTCGCAGCAGCAACTAACGTTTGATTCATATACACACCTCTCGCAATTGCAGATGAAGCCGTAATTGAACCCGTTGTTGTTAATTGGTTTTGGATACGAGCAGTTCCGTTGACGTCAAGTCGGAAACCAGCATCTGTGAATGTACCGCCGTTTTGAAGGGTAAAATTCCCAGTTGTACCAAAAAATTGACCTACTGAACCATTGCCTTGACGAAACAATAAAAAACCATTTGATTGTGGTGCGTTTAAAATAACACTTTGTGTATCAGCTCTAATAAAATAATTTGATGAAATTGGGGTATCACTATGTAATGAAATAGTAGTTCCACCAATAACATTAGAAGTGTATAGATTAGCACTACCGATTGTGTTTCTAATAGTTCCGTTGACAGTTAAATTGCCCACCGTTATCGCATTCGTTGTCGTATTCCCCCTACCCGTTACACTTGCCAACGTATCGCTTTCCGCAGTTAAATAAGTGTTTGTATCTAAAGCAAACGTTCCAGCAGCAGTCATCTTTACAAATGATGTTGACGCATAGGTTAATGCTGAAATAGATGTGAGGTTTGCGTTTAATGGTTGACCACCTAAACCACTTAAAGAATAATTTGGAATATTTAGGACGTTGGCAGTTAACGTAGCCGCACCACTTGAACCTGTTGTTGTTAACGATGTGATTCTATTTGTGTAGGCACTATCCCAATTCGAAGCACTTGCCGTTGTTGGAATAGCATAACCAGTTGTTAAACTAAATACACCCGTTGTATTATTGTAAGTTAAACCCGTTGCAATTGAACTTAATGCAGTCAAACCAATACCACCAAGTCCAGCCAATGTATAGTTTGGAATGTTTAAAACGTTTGCTGCAAAAGTTGAAGCACCCGAATTTCCCGTTGTTGTTAAACTGATAGTTGCTTGTTTGCCATTTAAAGCCATTTGCGTGGCAGTTGAGATTGGTTTGTTAGCATCGCTTGTATTGTCGACATTAGACAAACCTACGGCAGTTTTATCGAGGGTTTGAAATGTCTTATCACCACGCCAATATTGTGCAGTTGTACCAGCAGTAATTGTACCTTCTTTTAGATTTAATGCGTTTTGTACAAGTGTTGAAATTGGTTTATTTATGTCCGATGTGTTGTCTACATTCCCCAAAGAAACATCATTTTTGTTGATTATAACATCACCAGTTTTACCGTTTACTGATGTAACTGGCGAATTTACATTTGCTATTTTTTGAACAAAATCGGTATCTAAAATTCCATCATTGAACCAATATTCAATAACTGGATTTGTTCCAATTCCAACTGTTAACCCAATAAATCTTCGATAAGATGGTAATTGGCTTAAAGCTGTTGAAATATCAACATATGGACCAAATCTATTGTCCAATGGTTTATTAAACTCGGTGCTAAAATTATCGTTTAAAATTATACTCATGAAAGAATCATTGAGCCACTTGTTTTGGTGGCATAGTTAGATTTATAAATTTTAAAACTTGCATCGTATAAAGGTGTTACTACATTGCCAATTACGGCATCATTAAATAAATTTGAAGCACCACCAATATTGCCTTGATTCAAAGCCGTATTAAACCATTTTGTTTTATTTGAGTAAACATCTTGAATGGCAAACCAAAGGAATTTTCCGTTAGCATTCCAGACAATTTGTAAATCTGAATTAGCATATTGATTTACAACGTTACAATTTTCAGTTCTTATCAATGTTACTATTTGAGCCGTTGTTAATAATGTATCTGATACACCCCAAAAGTAAGGGATTAATGTTGTTGGATTATCTACGTTTCTCACTATTGCACCAATTCCTTGAGCTTGTAAACTACCATCACAACACTTTTTTGAATATGTGCCATTTGGACATAAACAAGCTCTTATGCCTCCACCTTTTGGGCTAGAATATGATGGTGTTTTAAAACTCATTTTTTAAATATTAATGTTACCAAATAGACAGCCACTAAAATAATAACGTAAATCCACCAGTTGTGTTGACATTCTTTAACCTTAATCATAGGTTGGTAAATTGTCTGTTTAACTTTGATAGTATCACCTTTAACAACCGTCTTTACTCTTATTACATCATGGTTTCGATATACAATCGTTTTAACGCCATCTTTTTCAATAGTTAGTGTATCTATCTTTTTTGAATAGAAAGTATCTGTAAACGCAAAAGAATCCCTAATTACAATAGTATCTTTTTGCACAGCTACTTTCATCATAATAATGTCAGGATTTTTCTTAATAGCTCGTTTTAAATGATACTCCGCCGAACACCCAGTGAATAAAAGTAAAATTAGTAATAGTTTAGTAATTTTAGTAAAAATATCTGATTTCACAACCTTTGCAAGTTTTACCTCAGAATAAACCTTAACTAATTTTTCTACCTTGTCTGGCTTTGGTGTATAGTTCTTTTTCATATATTGAAATTAACGTAATTAGTTGGGTTTGAATTTGGATATTCACCATCCATTTGAGCTGCACTATATTCAGGAAATAAGCCAGTATAATAACTCAAATAACGTACAATCCTTACACGATAACTTTCTGCAATATCTCTTTGACGTTTTACAATGGTATCAATTTCGTTTTTATCTGGCAACTGAGTATTTTCAGGGCTATTTCTAACTATCCCAGCATTGCTTACCTCATAACCATGAAATTGCAATAAATCAGCCATTGCATAATGAATCAATAAAGGTTGCACATATTTTTGAACCAACGCAAGATAATTGCCAGTTAAAACATTGTTTTTTACATCCGTTAAAATTTTACGATATAGAACCGTTCCTAAAACGCCCTGAACTTCTATATCCTGAGCAATTTTAATAAACGGGGTTAATTTATCGACATCAAAATTACCTTGTAATTGGCTGTATTTGAAAATAGTATCTTTGTCTATCAGTAAGACATCATCGTTTGCGTACATCGTTATTTATTTTTAAGGCTGCCTTTATTTGGTAAATCAATTGTTTTGGTGCTGGCTTCTTGCCAGTCAGGTGGGTTAAATGGAACGCCTAAAGCATCCGCACTTTGTGAGCTTACTCTTTTGTAATTTTCCTCAATGTCCCTTTGTTGGGTTGCTTTTTCGCTTTCACTTAATGGAACGATTTTGCCATTCACTTGCTTTCTGCGATAAGTTAATCTATACCATTGGTGGTTACAATTAACGCCACCTTTGAATTGCCAGATAGAATAGTTTGATTTTCCACTTGGTGCAAATTTCCCGTTAATTCCATCTTCACCCATTGTTACAATATCCTCACGTCTGTAAACAACGCCTAACTTTGCATTGCTTACCATATCCCTACAAAATTGTCTTGAATTTGAGCCGTTTTGCATTGGGGCATATCTATAACGCATTAAATAAATTCCTTTGTCGTCTTTGCTCTTTTCGTTTGGTTCGGCAAACCTTTTAAATAATTCAAACTTTGACATTTGTATTTCGCTTTCGGCATCCGTTACGGGTTCTTCACTTACCAATTCCCAGTCAGTTGACAAAGTTTCACCTTTTGTTTTAAGATAATCCAACCACTCTTGCTCATCTGAATCTGTCATATCTGTTACTGGTGTATTTGAAGTTAATTTAACAGCACTCAAACCGATTTCTTTTTCAGTTGTTGCCTCATCCAAATTCTTACCGCTTAAATCAGTAAACTCCAACGGCTGTAAAGTTTTAAAGTACACATCTAAGGTGTACCCATTTTTGTACATTATTTGTTTAACAGCATCCAGTAAAAGTTCCTGAAAAGGTCTGATAACCGTATTGTCAAATAATATACTTGCGTTCTTAATTTCATCAGCGTTGTTACCCAATCCAGAATTATCTTTAATCCCCAATAGCATCGGAGACGTAATTCGGTGAGCCAACATGATTTTTTGCATTGATTCATTTGATAAAAAAGTATATTGGTTATGTGCATCTGATAATTGCACTGGTGTAATATCCGCCTTTGATTCAGCATTGTCATTGAAAGCAATAATAACCTTTCCAGCGTTTGAACTTCCGCCAAATTTGGCTTTAATTTGTGCTTCAATTAAATTCTTAATTTCATCAGATGGCTGCCCGTTGTTAAAATTGATTAACATACTTGGTGCCATTCCATTCTTAATATTGTTTAAATGGTAATTACCTATTTCGCATTCGATTTCAGCCCATTGAGATCCTCCTTGATAATCTGGTGGGGAAAAATAATAAGAACCGATTGCGTAGGGTTTAATTACAAAAATACATTCGGTATCAGCCTCATCAAATCCAAATGCTGAAAACCTTTTTGGCTTTTGCCCTCTTTTTAACTCAGCCCAATTTGAACAAAAGTAATACCCCTCAATTTCACCATTTTCATTGCACTTTTCAGGTCTCAAAGTTTGGATAGCCCAATGGTTTGCTTTAATGTATTGCGTTTTGTCTTTGCTTTTTACAAGTTGAATTGCACATTCACCCATTGCTTTTAAATCTAACGCACAATTTCTTAAAACGTTTGGGTCTGCAAAAACTTGCATTAAGTTTAAATATCCAGTTAAATTCCTATCGCCCTTAACAACTTCTAACCCTTTGCCATAAATTAAATTGGCAATACCTTTTATCGCTGCGTTATTTGTTGGGCTGCCATAAAATAAATCAATCAAGTATTGGTAATAGTTATTGTCATGGCCATACTCAACCCATTCTTTATTTTTTTGCTCCGTTATTACGGGGCTTGTATATGTTGAAAGGTTTACTATTCTTACGTTATCACTCATAATGTTATAAATTCAGTTGTTTGGGTGGCAGTTGCCGTAAATGGTTTAAATATGTTATAATTATTTGTGCTTTCATTTGACCACGTTGCAAGGTATTCCCACAATAAAATTTGCCCGTTAAAAACTCTAAATAGAATTACATCTAAATTATTTGCAACTGCATTAATTGGTGTTAAAGCTGGCAAGGTTAAAGAAACTTTTGTACCTACTTTTGTAGGTGTTTTAGTTGCCGTTATTTTAGTACGGGTATTTTTATGCAATATTTCAACACTTACACTATTTATTCCCTCAAATGAAATCAATGGGAAAAAACTTATTAGCGTTGTTGTGTTATTGATTACCATATTAAATTAACGAAAATATAGATTTGTGTTGTTTATTAAAAGAAAAAGCCCCAATAAAGGGGCTTAAACAAAACTAAACTATTATGAAAACAAGATTATGATGCAATCGTAATTACAGAGGCAATATCTGAATAGGTGGCAGCGTCAACAATTGAACGTTCAACTTTTTCCATACCTACCAAAACAATAGTATTTAAACGAGCATCGCCCATTTGAACACCCCAAGAGGCTGTATCAGTTGTTGCATCCATTCCCTCAGTTTCTCCAATTAAAGAAAATACATTGTTTCTGTCCCATACAATAACTCTCCAACGACCTTGAACCAAAGTATCAAATAAATCAACGTCTAAATCCGCAGCAGTTTTTGTTGCAGCTGATGGCTTCAAACTTAAAGTTAAAGTTTGAGTAAATGCTTTTGTTCCATTATCTCTTGACAAGGCACCAGCGATTTCCATCGTTGACAATCCTTTCAATTCAAAAAAGTAACCAGTTGCTTTAACTGGTGTTGGAGTAGCTCCATTATTAATGCTGGTAACTAAACCACTTGCATCTTTTGAAACTACATCACTCAATTTATAAGGTACTAAAAATACCCCTCTTAAACCGCCTACAAATTCTTTGCATGGTTCATTTCTGGTTGCTAATGTTATACACGCCATTTTGTTTTTTTGTTTTTTATGTTTAAAAAAAAGGGTGGGGATTAACCCACCCCATTATCAAAATATTTTACCAAATATTAGGTAATATTTAAAGCTACTTGTTGTGTTGGGTTAGTAGCAATCAAACCACCTGTGAAACGCATGATTACACGAATGTTTTGTGAACCATCAATGTCAGCCATGTCAATAACTTTCACTTCGTTTGTATCAGATAACAAACCAGTTCCAAAGTGTAAATCAGATTTCAAACCTAAGATACAATCTGAATCAGAAAGACCTGGACACATTTGAACTGGAATACCTTGAAAGTTCATTGGTTTTTCGCCAACATAGAATTGGAAATTATAGTTACCAGCAGACAACGCAGCTTGGTAAGCTTTCATTGTAGATGGACCTACATAGTATTGGTATCCTTCTTTGCCATACAAAGCAGCAGGAGAAGCATCCAACATTGACTGCAAACGAGCTACTACGTTTGAACCAGTATTCGCACCAGTACCAGTGATAGTGATTGCACTATTATCCAAAAGGTAACCGAACAAACCATTGTCAGCAGTACCAGTATAGAACAAATTTGATTTCCAAATACCTAATTCAATTTTTTGAGCAACCTCAGCAGCTACACGAGCCAATAAGAATTGGTTAAAATCGGTAGGCAATTTTTCGTAAGCAGAATAACCAGCGGCAGCAGCTTCCCAAGTTGTTCTCAATTGGTTTTTACATAATTGTAAGTTAACTTGTTTTTCAACTGTTGTTAAAACGTACTCACCAAGTGTTACACTTGAACCATCAGTAAAATCACAAGTTGCATCAGCAACTACGATTGAATTCTGCCAGTTACGAATAACTTCTTTGTAAGCAACATTTGGATGCAAAGTGATTAAATCCTTTGCCAAAGTGTCACCAGATAGTAAAGCTGCGGCAATGTATTTCCCCGCAAAATTACCAGCGTAAGTATTTGGACTTACGGTAGGTCCTGATAAATGAATTTTATTTGTCATTGTAGTATTTTTTTTTTTGTTTTTTTTAAGATAAAGCATTCATTACTCTGTCTGCAATTGTTTCCTCACGTCTTGCACCAATTTTAAAATTGATTGATCTTTCAGTTTGAGCATCAGGATTGAATTTTGTGTGTTGTGCTGGTGTTTCAGATAATGCCTTTTTCAAAGCTTCATTTTCCTCAGACAATTTTACGTTCATTGATTTCAAGTTTTCACTTTCATTTTCAATTCTTGACAATCTTGCCTCAATTTTAGAAAAATAAGATTCTTCGCTTTCGCTTTTGATTTTTACAACTTTTTTAGCAGCAGCTGGAGTCATTTCACTTGCCTTTTTGATTTGTTCTTTCATTGGTTGATTTTGCATTGCCTCTGGCATCATTGTATCAACTTCTTGGTCTTGAGCTTCTTCTTCGGCAGTTGAAACTTCAACAATAATACCGCTGTCATCAACAACGATAGATGTACCATCTTCCAACTGATATTCTCCCATAGGAACTGGAATTTTTGTTCCATCTTCTGCAATCAAAAATACTGGTTCACCAATTGAAAAAGTTTCGCTATCAAATACAGCAGTTCCATCAATAGTTTTCTTTTCTGCCAAATCAACTTCAACCACTGGTGCAGTTTCAATTGGTGCAGTTTCCTCTTTGCCCATAAGCACGTTCAATGCTCTTTGCAAAATAGTTTCGTTACTCATAGTTATTAAATTAACGTTGTTTATATTTAGTGTTGAATTTTACTTACCTACCGTTGCAATAGCTTGAACAATATTTGTAATAGTATCATCAATTTGCTTTAATGAATCTAAAACTACATTTAAGTTTTTTGCTGGTTCCAGTGAATTTGGGGCAACCCCTAATTCTTTTGCCATTGCCTCAAATTTAGTTCCTAGAGATTGAGCCTCCTTTACTTTAATTTTAGCATAGTTTTTGTTAGCTAAGAAAAATTTAGCCTCAGCATTTAAACTTTGTACTAATTTTTGAATTTTAGCATCTGAACTATTTGCTTTGTTCAAAAACGAAACGACATCCTTTTGTAAAAATGCTATGTCGTTAGACAAAGCCATTTCTATTTTTATTCCTTTTTTTTGCATAATTTTATATTGCTTGTTTTAGTATTTCAATTGCTTTGTTTATTCTCTCTTGTATTGGGTCAACTTTTGACATTGTTGTTGGATTTGCCTTATCAGCAAAAAAACCCTCAATTGAGAATCCTTTTACTTTGCCAGTCTTAACATAGTCGTTCCAAATCTCGTCATTATTAACTTTAAAAGAACCATACCAAGTGCCTATTGGGTCGTTCAAATTATAGGCAGCCGATTTGTCTTTTTCCATATCCATTTTAATCCAACTTTCAACCATACACAACCCTTTTAAAGCCATCTCATGCTCTAACGTTGTGTTCTTTTGATTGCCTTGCATTAAATACATTTGAGAGGCTTTCTCAACCGTTTTTTTGGAAAAGTAACAATAGAATTTTTCTATTTCACCATTTAAAAGTTGGTCTCTGTAAATCGGTTTGTCTGGAATCAAAATTGGTCCCATCAAAATCCTTTTTTCAGTATCAACACTTGCAAAATTAATTGCATGGTCTTTTAATGCTATAAAATTTGATTCAATAGCTGGGGAATGAACTACACTCACAGCGTTAATCCCTTGCTGCAATTCGTCTTCATTCAAAATAAGTTCAACTATTCTCATATTAATTTAACGTCTTAAAATTAGAATGTTGCATTTTGTTTAATGTGCCTATCTAAACTTTGTTGGCTATTTATGTCTTGACCTACAACATATGCTCTTGTTGGTTTTTTGTTTTGCCCATTTAAAACTCCAGCCAATTGCAAATTGCTATTTGATTGAGGGGCAACCATACTTACAGATGGCATCCCACCACCCGAGCCACCTGACTGACCTTCTGCGTGAGGTACATCAGTTGATAATATTTTTTGAACGTTTGCCAAACCAGCTGCCACGACAGCCGCAGCTCCAACAAACCCAAGTGTACCACCTTGAGCAAGAGCTTTTGTTGCACCAGCATATGTATCAATTACGGCTTGAGATACTGCAATTGCTTTGCCAAATTGAGCATTTTCCCCCAATAACCCATTTAATGATCCAAGTACTTGAGTAGCTACTTGAATACGGCTTTCAAATAAATTTTTATCAATTTCTTTTTTCTTTTCAGCTTGTTCTTTTTCAAATGCCGTTTGTTCTTTGCCTATTGCTTGAGTATCTGCATAATATTGTGCATCTAATAATTTTTTTGAATTTACAGCCTCTTGATATGCTGCTGTACCTTCTTTATTATTTGCAATATCTAAATCTAATAATGCTTTTTTATCATCATATTCTTTTTTAAGCAATTCACGTTTTTTATCAAATGCTCCAATTTGCCCTTCTAATAAAGCTGCATCACTTTCAGCAATTATTTTGTTAGCATCAATAGTTGCTTCTGCCTCACTTTTTTTAATATCTGCACTTTCTTTTGTAAGTGAATTTATATTGGCTTGTTGTTCTGAACGCAAACCAGTATATTTTGCAGTAATACCAGTTATTTCCTGTTCAAGAGCATTAATTTCAACTATTCGATTAGGGTCAAATTGTACTGAATTTAATTGTTTAAGCATAGCCATTCTAACTTTTAAATTCTCTTTTTCTTTTTGTTCCCCCTCATCTAAAACTTTTGCTAAAGCCTCATTTGCTGCAACTCTTTCAGCCATTGTATTACTTTCTAAATCTCTTATTTGGCGTTGCTTTTCTGATAAATTATCATAAGTTTCTACAATCCCTTGATATTGGTTTTGCAATAAACCCATATTTTTTTCAAAGTCAACAACAAAATCTGCATTGGCAACAGCTTTTTTAGTGCTTTTTGCAATGGTATCAACACTTTTAATAACAAATTTTACGACTTCATTTGTTACAGCTTTTATTTCAGTCATTTTTTTGGCATTTTCTTTTGCCATATCAATATTCTGTTGCTGTAATTCCCCAATACGTTTACCAATTGATTCAGCTTCTTTTGTATCACCAGTAAATTCATTCCAAGACTTTTGTAATTCTAAAATGCTAATTTTAGTAATATTTGCCCATTCAGTAAATTTGTTTAAAACCAAATCAATCATATTTGTTTTAATCCATTTTGTGCCTTTTGTAAATGAATCAACTAAATCATCCCACCAAACTTTAGGTTCTGCAAATGCTTTATACATCCATTTAAATACTGGTTTTAAAACCTCAACAAAACCATTAAATACCCCTCCAAGTGCAACCATAATCTTGGATAACATTCTTTGAGATTCAGCATTTGCCCCTATTCCAGATGTTAGCATATCCATAGCTTTAACAGCTACCCCAATACCTAATCCACCTTTAAAAGCACCAGATAATCCTTTTGCTTCTTTTGCTGTGGATTCAATTGCTTTTTCTGATTTATTTAATGATGCTGTTGTTTTTTTACTGGATTTACCAATATCATCAATATCATCTTTTAAATCATTAAGTTTCTTATTAGCACTTCCAGTGTTAATTTTAATATCGTAGTCTATTGTTTCGGACATAATAATTTGCGTTTAAATTGGTTTTTTATTTGTTTGAAATTTGTTATATATTCACTTTTGCCTTTTGCAATTTCTACATTTTCAGAAACTCCATAAAAGTTATCTGATTGTAAAAGTTGAATAATTGAAGCTATGCCATCTATTTTTTTCATTATTTTTTTAATATTATAAAGTTTGTTTTTAATACACCAATTGAATGCGAACCACCTGAATAAGGTTTGTACATAAATTGCACCTCATCTCCTTCTCCCAATGTCAGGATGGTATCAATTTGAACTGAATGAAAATTACTATCCGCTGAGGCATAAGCTGTCGATTGTAACCCATTTATAAAAATAGCAAATTCAACCTTTTTATTACCAGTTTGTTCAAAACTAACCATCCCAATAAATTTAAATTGCCCCCCTTCATTTGCAATAAATTTGGCATTTGCTAAATCAAAAATAATGTCCCCAACATAACCAATCCTTTCTGAATTAACTTGCGGTATTGGAACCCAAACGGTATCACTGGTTGTTATTGGTGTTGAGGTATTACTCCACAAAGTATATTGATTAAAAGTTAACGTATTTTGAACGTTTGCCATTTGCTTAACCAAATCAATTGTATTGTTTTGATTATAGCTTACATCTTGAGCCGTATTCAAAAAGTTTACCCCACCACTATTTAAAGCGTTTAACAATCCACTTGCAACGGGGTAATCTCTAATATATGTTAACCCATAATTATTACTTACTGGATTACCATAGTCAACCGTATCCCCCGTAGAATCAACCGTTAAAAAGTTAATATCTGGGTAAGTAATTAATTCTAAATTTGCAACCTCAGTCAACATATCGTATTGAATAGATTGCATTTTATAATAATTGCCACTTAAAACAATTGTATCATTTAATTTCATATTCAACCACTCTAACACTGGCAATATTGCTTTTACTCTTACAATTCTTGATTGCTCTGAATACATTCTTGAAACATACTTATGCCAGTACATAAAGTAAAACGTATTTAAAGGGGCATCGCCTGAAAATGAATTTTCTAAACCAAATGCGGCTGAATAATTAGTTTTTGATGTTGGAGCATCACTGTAAGTTGAAACGCAAGGGAATGTATTTTGCAATACATTTTCAAAATAGTAAGTATCGGTAACAGACTTTGCCCCAGCGTAATAAAATAACGTTAAATCTTGTTTTACCCCTTTCCCTTCCTTATCCAAAAATATTGGCATATTCAATTGACTTACTCTTATTTTTTGACCAGTTTTATCAACCTCATCTAAGTAAGTTGGTGCCAAAACATTAAAAATACTTTCAACTTTTAATTCGTCTTTTGGAAAATCAACTTTTGGAGAATAAGACATTGAACCATATTCCCTATTTGCTACACTTTTAAAATATCCATTTGCAAGGGTTTCACTTTCTTTATGGGCAAAACTTATTGTGGCTGGCACTGGAATTTTTTCGTGTGAAATTTCTTTAATGTCAAGATATGGTGTGTAATCTTTTAAAATTCCTAATTCATACCAATCATAAATATTATGCAACTCAACTTCATTATTTTGGTTTGGAATAGCTACAAGATTAAAAGTTTTAAAAACTGAATTTATAAAATCTTTAATTTTTACTTGTGGCATAGTATCAGATATTCCAACCGTTGTATCTTTTAATCCATAAGGGGCTAAAATACATTTTAAACTATAATTTGTTATTTGGTTAGCTGATGAATATGAAATATATTCAACCGTTACAATATCCCCAGCGTTTAAAATTACTTTTAATGTTGATGGCTTTGGTGTGGCTGTTGAACTAATAAATTCTCTTTTTGCTTTTGATACGCCGTTTACACAAATACTAATTATTAATCTATTGGCAAAAGGTAGCATTGAAACAGTAGATAAACTAAATACAATTTCATAAAATCCTTTTCTATTTGCAGTAAATTGACTAAATGTAGAATTATAAGCCCCAGCAGGATTGCTTACAACGGTCGGGAATGGTAATATTTTATATGCAGCAGTCCCAATTCCTGGACTTGAAAAAGTAAATGTTGTGTTGGTTGCCTCAAATAATGCTGGTTGGCTTGTTGCTTTATTATACAAAGGTCCTGAACTTTGCATTGGCAATACATACAAATTTGTTAAATCTGCCCTACTAAAAAAAGAACCAGTAACAGAATAACCAACACTTGCAAAAGCGTTTGAAATTAATTTTTTTAATCTTATTGCTGGTCTTAAATCATCAATTTCAATTCCTTTTGGGTTTCTTATATTATCATTAACCCCACTATAATTTGAATATCTAAACCCAGTTTCATAATCTGCCAAAGGGTAAACAATATCCCCACTTAATAAAGTTTGATTCCAACTTGATGTAACATTTGAGTAATTTGCTGTATGGTCTAAACTACTAAAATTAATTTCATTTAATTGTGATTCACCCCACAAATCTAAAATGCTTTTTGATTTTCCATAAAAAATAACATCATAGCTTGATGGCAATCCATCAATAAACTTTGCACCCTTTAATTCTATACGACCTTCAAAAACTGGCAGCCCATGAATCAAAATTGAAGCGTCTAATCCGTTATTAGGATTCCATCCAGTAATTAAAGCATTCTCGCTAAACCAGTTTGAAAATATTGTGTTATTATTTGGTGAAGCTGGGATATTTATGCTTTGAGTAAAGTCGGTGAATACAGCCGAAAGCTCTTGCAAATCCTTCAATTGCCTTGTAAGATTTATTGATTCATCGTTAAATAAATCAACTGGCGTATTTGAAATAATTAAAGAATATCTCATTACCTAACTATTTGATTTATAAGTGGTTGATTTAATTCAATTTGAATTGTGTAATCAATCAATTTATCATTTGTGCGTTTCTTTTCTGAAAATGCTGAATCAATAACCCTTGCCGATTTAATGTCAGTATCTTTTACCAAAATATTATTAGAGAAAAACAATTGCTCAATCACTTGGACATAAGCTTCACTAATCCAATTTGTATTTAATGTCATTTGAGTAACCGCATTGACGTTGTAACTTGAATTTATAGGTACACCAAACCCATAAGCATTGCGTAAATCTGATTGAGTGTAAATTGGTTTTGAATAAGTTTCTCTTGAAATATTCAGATTCTTTTTTGATACCCCGTTAAAAACCATAGAATCATAAACCCCATATTTATTTAAAAAATGTGCGGTAACTAATCCGTACCTATTTACACATTCTCTATAAATATTAAAAACAATATTACCACCACTTTTGGTAAAAGTAACCGTTGTATTGCCAGTAACTCCACTTTCATTTAATAATTGCACTAAGTCAATCCCTTGTATTGTATTATCACTACCAGTTACTGAATTTGGTGTTTTTGTAGTTGAACCAATTGTGATTCCCGTAATTACTGAGGCATTATACCATAAATAATACGAATTTGTTGTTTCTGGAATATAAATTTCGTTTTTATCAGTATAAACTGCATTGGTATAATTCTTATTTAACCCCTCAAAAGTATATGAATATCCATTTGTTGCCATAACTATGGGTGAGGTAATAATTGACGAACTGCCACCAGTCCAAAACGCTTGAACTTTTACAGCAAAATAACAAGCCCCGTTGTTTATATTTGGTTTGTAAGTGCCATCAACTAAAACGTTTTCAGATAGGTATTGTTGTACTAATTTATGAACATCAATCCAAGCTCTGCCACTTTCATAAGCATCTGCATTCTTTTGCAAAACTTGAATGGGTGTTGCTGGGATTGTAGATGTCCCATGCCAAACATACAAACTAAATTTGTAATAAAATCCAGTTTGTGTATTCCAATTTGAATCATACACCTGATAAATTATTGAGCTTTTTGCCCCTACTATTCCCGTTGGATTTTCGTTGAAATTCATAAAAATTTATTGTTGATTATATCTTGCTTTACAGCTTCTTTTATTGCTGGTAAAAATTTATTCATTGTTACTTTTCTTGGCATTGTTACAAAATCAAATGGTTCAATTCCAAAGTATTTAATTTTGCGATTCATCATAAAAGACATTGCCTCTTTCCCTTTATTACCTACAAATTGACCTTTTGCGTTTCTTGGTCTTATTCCACGTTGTTGAATCCATTTATTCATAGTTTCAACTGGAATACCTTTGCCCCCTTTCCACTTACCAGCTGGTTGTCTTCCATTTATAATTGCTTGACCATACCAAGCAAATGAAACTCCAAATTCTAAACCATTATTTGTAATTGGTTGTACTGATTTTACAAGGTTGCCAGATGCAACATAATTCCGTGAACTTTTTGTTTTACGAACGCTTGTAGGCTGCCAATCGCTACCCACCCTTTTCCAAGTTGCTCTTATGTTCGTTCTTGGTTGTTTTGCTTGTAACTGATACTTGACTTGTTGAGCCATGTATTCACTAGCTTCATCAACAACTTTTTTTGTTTCGTTATACTTCATCGTAACAATCTGTAATGAATGGGCTAAATACCTGAATGCTTAAAACAATGTCATAACCAGCCGTTACATCTTGACTGCCTTCAATAAATGGTGTCATCATAATTGGGCGTGTAAACTGAATTTGTCCAAAATACTCTTGCTCTTTGCTTTTTAATTTTAACATAAATTGAACGTACAAATTCTGCAAAATATGAGCATAGTTTGTATTCTCAGTATAACCAATCTTAGAGTAAACAACTTCCTCATCTAAGTTTTGGTTTTCAGTTTTAACAAAGTTTAGAATATCACAAATCGTAATATTAAATTGAATTGTTGTAACTTGGTTTTCTACTGATACGTTTTGAATGGTGCAATGTTCAAAAGGATAAACGTTAACCGCTTTTAAACGGCTTTCGCTAATATTCCCGTGTGAATAATTATATCCTAATTCCTCAGCTATCTCTTTAAATACTTGGAATGCTGTGCCTATGTGGTTACTTGTCATCGTGTGGCTTTTTTGAATTTTGTTTGTTCAAGTTTACTAAAATCGCTTTTGTAAGCTGCCCAGCTGAAAGCTGTGTGTACGGACATTCTACTAACTGCCTCAAATTTTGTAATGTCTCCATCAGTGAGGAGGTGTATTGTTGCCATCCATCCCCATTTTTTTGAAAACTGGGTTTCGTCTGGTGTGCCTTCCGAACCGCCCTCAAATATTTCTGGATAGAGGTTAATAAGTCGATTCCTAAACTCCAAAAAAAAAGCATACAACCCAATGCAACTTCACTTGGCATTTCTTTAAAACTATCGTTTACCTCACCATTGTAGTTTTCAATGTCGTATCTTTTGCCCTGACCCTCAATTGTAATTGGGCGATATAAAACAGACATAACTTTATAAATGTCTTTTGTCTCTTTGCAGTAATTTTCAATGTCGATATATTCGCCAATTGGGATAGTATCAATGTTTGGAATCATTCCGTATTTCACCCCGTTAAATTCAAAAGTTTGATAAAACTTTGGCTTCTCATTTACCCATTTAGAAATAATAGTAATTGCCTTGTTTAAAACGCTTAAAGGCATTTGTCTAACCTCATCCATTGTTATTTGGCAAAATATACTAATAGCGTGTAATTGCCTTAAACTATCTGTCATATCTTCACTCAATGTTGAATACTCTACCATTTGGTATAATGGCACCTCATACATTGATGTTGGCACTTTTAATTCCATACCTAATTAACGAAATAAAAACGATTTGTTGTTTTGATAAAATACATATTAGTTTACTGACTTATAATTGTACAATATAAGGTGTATGACTTATGTGGTAAAATTCATGCACTATTAAAATAATGTGCCTTTAATGTAGCATAAATCAAACATTTTGTAACTTATATTACACATAGCACCCTCAAAAGCACCCTCAAAAGCACCCTCAAAAAAAAAGCCCCAAAATCAGTTCTTACGGTATGAGATTGGGGACATTTGAAATACGGGCTCGACAGCCTCTCAACGGTTTAGTTTAACGTGGGCTTCCCTCCCATTTCCGTTTTTTAAAAACCCCCAAGTTGGTTTAATTCTCAGGGGTATGATACAGATATGAAGACGGTACAAAGATATTATCTTATATCGTAATTCCCATAAGTTTTTTTCAACCCAAAATGTTCCATTATAAAATAACGTACTGCGTCTATTATATGGTCATCCCCACTGGGTATTGCAAGTGTATTGCCTGATTTATCTTTGTCCCAGCAATAACCTCTCAGCTCTTTTATTAAATTGGTTGAATCCTTTGTAATTAAAAAGTCTTTTGATTGCATTACCTGAATACCGTAGTTAATCGAATCCTTGCCCTTCGTAACACCTTTAATTGTTATTCCAAACCTTCTTATCTCCTCAATTGATTTAGGTTCGGCAGAATCAGCGTATATCGTTATGTTTTTAGGCAGTATTTTTGCTATGTCTGAATTAATCATACCAGTAAGATAACAAAGCTCATTTAATATTATTTGGTCGTTGTATTGATAAACCTCAACTATTGCCGTAGGGTCAACTGAATAACCAAAATCTAAACCTAAACCCAATAATCTAGCTTCTTTTGGGATGGTATCAATTTGTTTGTAGTTGCTAAAAATTACCCCTTCAAGATTACCTATTTCACCCAAGCCATAAACTCGCCACCAGTTTGCCCAATATTGAGATGTAATTGCTTTTTCTTTTGCCTTTTCAATCTCCCTAACCAATGATAAATCTAATGCCTCATTATCTTTGTAAGTTAGCACTATCATCTCAGTATCAACATCGTTTAATAACTCAGAATCAACCCAAAATTCACTCACTGGGTTATAATCTAAATAAATGAAACGTCTTGTTCTAATTGCTAATTGGTAATAAGATTCCCATTCTATGTTATTGCACTCATTGACAAACAATACATCCCTTCTTGCACCTCTCAACTTGTCTGGCTGGTCTGCACTAAAAAACTCAATAAAAGCACCGTTGTTGAATGTGTAGGTTAATGAACTCTTATTCCATTTACTTGCATCAAACATATCAACCATATCCATAATTTTAAGAAAATCACGGATGGCACCACGTCTTAAATGTGGAATTGATTCAGCAACAATACTAATTTCGCACCCAGCGTTTTGAACTGCGTAGGTAATAAGCATTGGTAAAATTGAGAATGTTTTACTTGAAGATGTGCCACCACGAACGATTCGCACTCGTTTTTTTAACTTGGCTATCTTGGTCTGTGCAGTCGTTTTCTGTAACATATTTTATTATAAATACTGGATGATAAGATAAGCAATCGCATTCCATTTTTTGCATTTTAAAATTAATTTTTATAGTTTCACAATCATTTGGTACATAAATAATATTACCCATTGAATCTATTACTTTTTTCATAACTTTTTTATTTCATCTTTTACTTCATTCCAAAAGTATATTCTTTCAAATACTCTTTCCGAATCCAGTTCTTGAATAATATGATTAACAACTTTTAAGGCACATTCTTTTGCTTTTTTATTATTGCCAATAATATCCCTTTCAAATTCAAAAACTAAATGGAATGCTTGTTCTTTAGCTGTCATAATTAAAATCTTTGTACATAAAACCCAAACCATAACCATTCAATGGCTATAAAATTAATTTTAAATTTTTCATAACGCAAAGTTATACGAGGCAACAATTCAATTTGATTTGTGAAAGTTGTAAAAAATTCACTATAATAACTATATTTTTTAAATGGTGTCATCTTCATTTACATCTAAATTTAATCCGTTAAAAATAGGCTTTTCTTGTTTAATATCCAACTTTTGAGTAGGCAAACCATACCCATTATTTAAAAGCTCTTTATATGCGTTTACATCCCCATTACGGGCTTTCTTAAGAACTGCCAATGTCATTATATCCTCTTGGCTTAATCTCTCATTTTCGCCCGTTATTGGGTTCTTTACAGATTCTATAACCTCAAGCCATTTTTTAGCAATAGTTGAACGGTTCAAGCTTCCCTTTGGTCTCCCGTTTGGGTTTCTTGTTTCGCCTTTTTGCATCGGTTTTAAATTATCCTCTCTTGCCATTGTATTTTCATTGTTTTTACTCATCTGGTGTTAATGGAATATACATCCACCAAAGAGGTGCATCAACTACAATATTTGAAAGTGAATTAATCCAATATTCCCCATCAAAATAAACCAATTCATTCCCCCATGAATATCTACCAATAACCTCAACTTCACTTAACGGCTGTTGTTCTGTTGCTAATCGCCAACTTATCCTCATAACTTTAAACTATTTTCTTGTAAAACTTCATACAATTTATCTCGGCACTCTTCAAGTGCTTTGTAAGTGTCATCACTCATATCAGGGGCTGGGTGTTTAATTTGACTTCTCAACCATTGGTCTAATTCCCACATTGAGTGCATCCAACTTGAACCATTAACAGCCAAATCAAAATCTAACTGGTCATCTGGTAAATCAAATTCTAAAATTGCTTTCATATTATTTTTTATTTATTTCTATTAATCGTTTTAAAGCCCCCTCAAGTGTTGAATCAATTAAATATAATTCATTCTCAATTCTTGCAGCCTCATCAATTGTAAACTTAAAAGATAATATTTTTGTAATACTTTCAACTTCTAAGTCTATATCATTTTCCTCAAAAACCTCAATTGGGATTTCTAAACCCCAGTCGCTTAATAATTCTATATCCCAATCGTTTGCCAGTTCCTCATAATTCCATTCACCAAAACCAACATTATCTTTTACAATAAATTCTCTCTTTTGCTGCTCAGTTAAATTATCAGCTATAACAATAGGCACCTCTTTTAAACCTATTTTAAGACAAGCTTTTAATCTCATATTGCCTCCAAGAACTACCATATCAGAATCAACTACCAACGGGCGTAAATTCAACATATCTGGAAAATCTTTAATAGACTTAACCAATAGTTCAAATTTAATTTTGTCTATTGTTCTTGGATTATTCGGGTTTGGTTTTACCTCTGTTATTTTTACTAATTGTATCTTCATTTTCTATTTCTTTAATTGTTACCATTTCGTTTTTATCCTCATCATAAACTCGCAAATATATTTTGCCATTTATAAATGAAATGCAAGGTTTATGGATTGTATGTTTTGTAGACTTCATTAAGGTCGTTAATCATTTCTTGAAAAGGTTTTGGGCTGCAAGAACGACATGGGCAATAATACGCTTTTGTTTGAAATATATAATTCCAAATCTCGCAAAGCATATCAACCTCTTTGCCAGTTAAAAAGTCTCTTGGAATCTCACGAAATTCAGTCCAATACTTGAAATATTCCTCAGTAAAACAAATGGGCTTTTTGTATTGAAATAGTTTGTTTAAAACATCCTTACGAGCATCACAACCGCAATCCTCACCAGCTATAAATTTAACAACCTTTTCAATCCCAGTCGCCTGAGTGATTTTCTGTATAGTATCGCCCAATCCTTGAGATGGTCGATTTTTCGTTTTCCTCTTGACTGTATTTGTCATATAAATTTTGTGTTTTTTGTTTAATTAATTCCTTTGCATTTTTGACAATGTTAAAAACGGAACGGGTTGGAATGGATGTTCTTTTCTCAATTTCTCTAAAACTAAACCCATACACAAAATAAAGTTCCAATAACATCTGGTCATATTCCCTCATTCCATCAATAACTTTTTTTATCTCAGCCATTAATTCAGAATAAGAATCGGTTAATTCAATTTCAATGCCATCAACTTCATTTTCATCAGTATAATTCTCATCAAAAATATCTTTCTTTTTTGCCCTAAAATCATTAACAACATTTGATTGAATAATTTTAAAAACATACATCGTATGCAATTTGCCATTCTCACCAGTGATTCGGTTTAAATTACCATCGGTAGCGTTAATTTCAATAATCTTAATGTAAAAATCTTGTATTATGTCATCAACGTTGTTTGCAGTCGCCCCTAAATACAATGCCATTTTACGCCATTCGTTATGCCTTAACGCTATCGAATCAATTGTTATCAATTTACTTATTCAAATATACAATATTATTTAATATATCCTAATTCTTCCAAAACCTCAATTTCTTTTTCAAATCTTTTTTTGTAAACCGTACCCCTTAAATTAGGATTTTCGCTTTGAAGCTTTTGTCTGGACCGTCTTATTGATTCAGGTGAATGCAATAATTTTCTAGCAATAGCATCCAAAACGTGAGTGCTTGTATAAGCTCCCAACATTATCAATTGCTCTCGCCAAATATCAGCCATTAATAAAGCATCATCGTCTCTCATTTGAGCATTATGCTCAAGTCTGTATTTAACTTCGTTAATAATCAGTAAATTTTTCATTTGTTACCTCCGTATGTTTCGTTGTAGTATTCTTCTCCAGTTATTTTCTTAGGATGAATTTGGCTATGTGAATAATCAAATTTAATACCATGTGCTTTAATTAAATGTTCTCTTTCCTTAATTTTTGCTCTCTCATAAGCCTTCAACAATCTAATTCCAGTATTAATGTCAACAGTATATCGAAATATATCGCCTATTTCAAACCAAAAATCATCTACTGCCGTTTGTTGTTTGTTGTTGCTCATTGCTCACCTCCTTCGTAGGTTAAAATTTCTTTTTTATTAAATGTAATTTGAGTAAGATTCCAACCGTTCTTATCAAAAATATTTAATTCAAACCTATCTGCAAATACAATTTTCATTATTGCACTTATCTTATAAA